CGTTTTAAAATCAGTTCTTAACCCGTAGCACAAAACATTTATTCCAAAATTATCTGCAACTGCTGCCAATTCATCAACTTGTTTTTCAGTTAAAAATTGGCATTCGTCTATAAGAATCCATTTAAGGCCTTTTGCACCATAAAACAAATCAGCATTTAAATAATTTGAAACAAGACTAAAAATGTTATCTTCAACCGTAATTCCAACACATTCAATGTCGCCTATTGCCCTAGAATGAACAATATCTTCACCGTCCCTATCATCTATTCTGCTTTTAAGAACAATAAAAGGTATTGAATGCATTTTGAAGTTATGGGCAGTGGCAATCAAATGAAGACTTTTTCCACTACCCATCGCCCCATAATTAAATTTAATTTTTCCGTGATTACACATATATTAATGAGGTAAATCATCATCGTTAATTTCCAAAGAACTAGCAAATGAATTATTATTAGCTTTTTCGTTTTCTTTTACCTTATTTTCGGCTTTTTTAATTTCGTCATTAATATCTTTAGTGTCAGCACCGTGTTCGGCCTCGTACTCTTCCTTATCAACCCAAATTCCTTTTGATTTATCAAACCATGGAGTTCTCATTTGAGCAACAAGATTTAGATATTCATACGGCTTACATGTAAACACATCTTGCCACCTCTTTGTATCGAATATCCATCTTTTCATTTGTTCCTCATCGGTTGACAATGGACTTCTATCACCATCATCAATAATGCTTGGTGCTGACTTTTCTGCTGATGTAATTGTAACGTTCAAGTCACGGCCATTGTAAATATCAAGGATATTGTTTGTTTCTCCCTTTCTTGCAGCAGCCTCTTCCCTTAACTTGGCCAAGTTTAAAATTTGGTTATAAGGGTCTGTCTTGTCTTTTGCCCTGATATTAAACTTCCAAAACTTAACGCCATCAGACTCCTTACCACGTTCAATACATCTAACAATAACAGCCTCTTGGCTCTTGAATGCAAGAGATGCTTCTTGTAATGCTTTTTTCTTAACTGCGTCTGTTTCTTTTGTTGATTCTAAATAAGCGGCATAGTTCATTTCACAAAATGGGCATTTTGTACCATACTTTTCATGGTCAATTCCTTCCGTCTTATTTAAACAAATGTATGATTTATACGGCTTTTCGCCAGGCTTTACCATATCTTGAGGGACTTTAACGTTGTGAATGTGTATCTTCGCAAACGGACTACCTGTTTCCAAGTCCATCGGTAATAGCCTTATTGTAAGTGTCTTTTGGTCTTCACCTTCTGAAAGTCTTACATTTAGGTAGTTTTTTACATCAAAACCTTCTTTTTTTGGTTTTTGTTCATTGTTTTTCTCATTTACTACTGAATCTAAACTAATGTTTGGTAAATCAATTAAATTACCCATAAATTACAAAAATTTTTTCATAAAATTATTATTTTAAAAATGTTAATAAATAAAAACTAACTTTTATATAATATACAAAAAGTTTACAAAAAAAACAATTATTGGGCCACAAATGTAGCCCAATAATTATTAATATCCAAATATATCATTTAATCCGATTTTCTTGTTTTCAATATCTTTTGCAATTGAACCATAATCAACAAAATCGTCAATATCGCCCTTTGTTATTTTATATTGAGGGTCATCAGCGCCATTGTTGTCTGAAGCGTCACTATAATTTTCAGGAGCATAATTGTTCATATACTCGTTTGGTGTCATATCATATGGTGCTGACTTTGTTGAACGCATTGTTAATCTTTGCATTGGGGTTGGATTTCTTTTTTCTATTTCACCTTTAAGTGCCCCAAGATATTGATTTGTGTGTGCATCAATGTCATTGATTCTTTTTTCTATTCCGTCAATTGAAGACATTAACTTTTCAAATTTTGAAGTCAATGAATCAACCTTTTTATCAGTATCTTCTTGAGCATCAGTTAAATCATCAATTTCAACGACATCATCATTAGGACCTGGCATATTTTGGTCACCGCCCATTGCATTAGGGTCACCACCCATAGGAGCGCCGCCCATTGCATTTGGGTCACTACCCATGCCTTCCATTCCTGCATTTGGGTCAACTCCCTGTGGAGAAAATCCTTCAGGAGATTGTCCACCACCCATGGCATTTGGGTCACCACCCATAGGAGAACCACCCATAGCATTAGGGTCGCCGCCCATCGCATTAGGGTCACCACCCATAGAAGCGCCGCCCATAGCATTAGGGTCGCCGCCCATAGCCATTGGGTCACCACCCATAGCATCACCACCAGCATTAGGGTCACCACCACCCATAGCATTTGGGTCGTTTTCATCTTCAACGACACCATCAGGTGTTACATATTCAACCAAATGCCTAAAGTTATATTTTATTTCATTTAAACTATTCTTAGTCATTTAACACTTGTCTATTATCCTCTGTAAGAATTATTTTAGATGACTCGGTTCTTTCAATCAAGCCACGGTCTTTTTTAACTACTTTTACATTATTAGATAACGCACTTGCTTGCTCTTCAGCAGCTGAAATTAATTCTTCATTAATTGCCATATCTTTTTTATTTTTTTTCTTATTATTCTTACTAGTTTTTTCTTCTTCAATATCTTCTTCTTCAACCTTTTCTTCTTTCTTTTCATCATGGTTTCCTAAAGTGTTATCAGCATTTTCTTTTTTTGTAACACTTTTCTTCAGCCTTTTCCTGCTTAAACCATAATTCTTAATCACTAACCTTGGTGAAAACATAATATATTATTTTACATATAAATAGTTTAAAAACAGAAAAACTAATTATTATCATCAGAAAACAAACACGGAATCAAATAATCACAGCCATTAAACATTATTCTTACATCCAACGGTATAGAATCCTTGTTGGTTATTACGGAAGTATTTAAATATATGTTTCTCAAAAAAGGCTTAACATCAATACCAACATATGACATCTCTCTTATCGAAACCCCATAAACAGTTCCAACGTTATCGTAAATATATATAACGCCATTATATATGAATGATATGATTTTTTTATTACCGCCATTGGCAATCTCTTTAACTAACAAGAAATCGTTTGAATTTTGGTCAACAACAACATTAACGTATTTGTACTTAATGCTTGATTTAAAATTTTCTATTGCGTCATTAATAAATATTTTCAGCCTTGACTCATAGACATTTCTCTTTTCACGTGGGCCATAAGTCCAACTTGTCATTTCGTCTATTCTCATATTTATCCTATTAAAATTAGGATAATTCTTTTTTGTGAAATCAACTCCAACACATAACACAGGAAGCCCATGAATTATATCATTCTTATTATCAATGACATTGTAAAAAATTTTATCGTTAAACAAGTTTTTAGTTAAAATATTTGCTATTTTTTTCATAAATAAAATTTTAATTAATATACAAAAACCATATCAATTTTCAAAATTATGCAGAAGGGTTATCATATCTAAATACATCTATAATAGGTGTGTATAACGAACCATACACGTACATATTTCTCTGTTTAAAATCAGAACACCATTTACTTCCGGTCCACATGCATATATGTCCAGGATAATCGCTTTTTGTTCCCATTTTATACACAGCAATATCACCCTTTTGTGGCGTATATGAATTTGCCTCGTTACTTGTCATTGAAGCAACTTTTTTAAACCCTATTTTTGGTAAAAAAGTAGAATAACTATAAGCCCATTCAGGTCTTCCGTGTGCTCCAGTATAACTGTTATTTCCATTAGGATTTGTTCCAAATCCAACATCTATCGCCGACCTAACCCATTTTGCGCATTTATGTTTAGTGCCATCAAATGAATTATTCAATATCCACTGACACGCAAGATTTAAATCATACGAATCCCCATTGTGAACATACTGTCCTTCACCATTTCCATCTCCAATAGCATCATTTCCAAGTGAATTTATATAATTAACTATTGCATTCACATGTGCATTAGCAATAACATTACATCCTTCCTCACTCTCAAGCCAAGCCCTACCATTTTGATATCGTCCAGTTTCTGGGTTAATTTCTTTATAATTTTCAGCAAGCCAATTCACATGTCTATCTGATGGATAATAATTTGCAAAGAAATTCTCAGTAAGAACGCATGCGCAATGTGTCGGGTTTTTACCCCATCCAGCGCCTGGGTCTGTATTATCTGCACCCAAGGCATAATGCCACGTTGGTACACCATTATCCATCATTCCAATAGGCATTTTTGAATATGTATCTTTCTTTGCAACAACTTCCTTAAATGCTTCTCTAAAGAACAGCCCAAATTTTTGTGAATCATTTCTCATATTTACGCCACCGCTTGCTGTCTTATGTGCCCAAAACGCTGCAAAATAACTACCGCCATCTCCATTCCAATGTATATTCACTGAAACAACGCATTTTGACCCATACTTATCAACCAAATGTCTAACTGGCCAAAAATCATATCCTGAAGACTGCATATCTTCTTTATCTTTTTTTCCTCCTTGGACAACATGGTCAGCATAAGAAGTACCATCTTTAAAAGTTTTTTGTTTTAACCTTGGAATTATATAATCCTTAATGAGTCTTGTTGCCCATTTATGTTCTTCCGGCTTTTGCCCAACATAATGGCCAGGTGTTAATATAATAACAGGCTTTGTTGGTGTTATATCTTCAGATAATCCTTGTTGCTCTGCTATTAATTTAGACCTATCACCCGCAATATTTGTATCAACGCCATTACTCTCAACATTACCAATAGATAAATTGCTGACATCTCCGCCACTACCGACATTTTCTCCATTATCTCCAGAAGCCCTATTTTCGTTGGTGCTTAAAGAAACAACAGTACCATCAACCAACGGTATAAGATACTTATTCTGCCTTACGCCAACTATTGTCGTAGTGACATCACCAGGTCTTATATTATGAGTTACCTTTTTGATAAGATACGCACCTTTCCACATTGGTATGTTATTCAATTGGAAATACATTGGAGGAAATATTTGCATATCACCCATCATTTCGACAGTGCACTCATATGAATTATTTGCAAAAACTTTATAAATATCCTGTCCATAAAGTGTTGTTTCCCTTATTGTTTCAGAAGCCTTTGTCGCTATATTCATTGTTGCATTCAATCCAGCCTCTGTTACCCCATGTTGTTTTGTTGACAGTGAAATATTTTTAAAATACGCCTGATTTTCTTTTGCAAATGTAACCCCAAATGCGGGTACAGCATATCCTATCTCATTATCGTCAAATAACGAGCCAACAATATCTTCATCAGTCAAGTTGTATCCATCACCCTCAGGAGACCACCCATTCATATCCATATTACTTGTTCCTTGGTCGCCAAGATGTTCAGATGGCTTATATGTATACAAGAACATATAGGTATATGTATCATCATCCCAAGCCTGACAAGAAGGTATTGGAGTAAACACTGTTTTTATGTTTTCCCCACAATCATACATAAATCTCTGTGGTATTGCAAGCAATATAGCGCCACAATCTTGTGCAATATCAGTCAAGAATTCATACAAAGTTTTACCATTGTATGACATAATTCCCTCAACTGTGTACATTTCTGAAGTTGGCAAACATTTTCCCATCCATTCAACAAATTTTGTCAAATTAATGGTTAAATCATATCCAATATCACGATAAAAATTATCAACATATATGAAATTGTCCAACTCATATGTTCCAGGCTCCTTACTTCTATCCTCAACCCTATTAAACCTATATGTTTTATCACCCTTTAGCGAATTGCATATCCATTTGTCATACAAAGATTTCAAAGTCATATATGTACTAAGCCTCAAATCTTTGTTCCTAAACGGGTCATCAGCATAAGCAGCAGCAAAAGCAGCATTTATTTCTGATTGCGAAGCATCTTCCATTTCGTCATATATTTCTTCCAACTGGTCCATAAAACCATGGAATCCATTTGTGAATGAACTCTCATTTAAAGACATAGTTTTCCTAAAGAATCCACCATAATAGTCAAAAACCGTACATACGCCAAAATAAAACGACCTGAAAAATTCCTGTAATTTCCTTGCATCAGGTATTAAATTTGATTCGCCTGATGTTATTGCAGCATTTAATAACGTTTTATCAAGGCCATCACTATACTTCCTTTTGTCTTTTTCAGGAGAACCATATATTCTTATATTTTCATAAATTCTAGCAATAGGCTTGAATTCTTTTTCAACCCAATTTTCAAAATATTTTTTCAAATATTCAACTCTTGATGGAGTTACATTTTTTACCTTTTCTTTAAGAAATGAACTATTACTATAATAAGGTATTTCGTAATATTGAGCGTATGAATTGGCAGGTATTGGGTTAAAAGTTTCAGAATCATCGTTATAGTTTAACGAAAAATCTGAAGAAGAATTGCTAAAATTAGAAATAAACGTTTCCCAATTACTTGGTGACTTATATTTTACATCACCCTCAACCACGTCATATCCGCCTGATTTATTTAAAGCAATATTAAACTTGCAATGGCCCTCGGTTTTTACCATTGCATAATTTTCATTCCACCAATAAAAAGCACCTTCTCTAAGCAATGGCCCCTTTTGTATGATTTTATTTGTTCCATAATCCATTCCTAAAACAGAAGTGCTTGAATCACCATTTATCAATCTTGCAGCTTGCACAAATAAAAATGCCTTTGCATAGTCATTGTCTTGTATCCAATACAACGGACATTCCAACAAAGAATCTGCCTCGTCAACAAGTTTGTCATTATTTACATCGAATTGTGATTTGCTTCTTCCCTCGTCAATAGCATCAGGATATACAATAATAAATTGTGCCATATCATCGGCAGTCATAGTGGCAACGTCTTTCCTACTAGCATTAGTTTCAGCATTATCAACTTTTTCTGCAATTCTTTTATTATACATTCTTGGAAAATCTTCATCAATATTGTTTGCAAAACCCCTGAATGTACCTCCACCCTTGACTGCATCAAAATATTTATTATCTGTTATTTCGTTTGTATTATCACCCTTTTCTTGATTTAACTCAGCCTCTATGTTTTTATACAAAGTCTTAATATAATCCCTTGTTTCGTAAAGCATAAAAGTACCGCCTTTAAGCGTTTTTCCTTCACTAAACCCATCGGTACTCCCTGAATATGATTCATGTTGTATCGAAGAAATAAACCCTTCTTCATACAATGGGTATCCATTTGAAAACGTATTTTTTAAATCTTCCATGCTAGTTAAACGAATTGGAAAATACTTAAAATTAACAGAATATGTACCATTATTATAAACAGTATCAGCACTTGAATAGTTATAAGTATATATTTTATTTGAACGACTAAACAAATTTCTATTTGTATTAGCAGAGCCATCAACACGCCAAGACATTACAGACGTAACGTTTACGTCTCTACCACCAATCTTCATAGCACCAACCGAACTACCATTATAAGATATTGCAGATTCAAATGCAATTCTATCTTTCCTCACATTTCTATCGTCAGCAAATAGTTTAACAAACTTATGAAGAACAGGTGACTCACTCTTCCCAACCGCTTTAAAAAAGTTAATAGCATCCAACCTACCAAAAAATTTACTTTCGTTATCATCCCCATTATGCCCCCCATCACTACAAGAATTCATATAATAGAACAATCTTAATGCAAAAATTCCATAAACATCACCTATGACTTCATCCAATGGCACATTATTTCTTATTTTACTTGCAACGCTCAAATACGGATTAATAGTATACCCGTTGTTTGCAATATCATAAATTGTCAACGGTATAAAACGCTTAACATCTGTTAATGGATGTCTTCCTGATATAGCACCTGTTGAGCCAGACGCCCTAAATCCATCAATAGCAAAATTAACCTCTTCCGACCTGTCAAAATACAATTTTGCGCCACTAAGTAAGTCAAAAACAAATTTTACTTCCTCTAATTTTCTATCGCCATTTGGTAAGTCACCAGGCCACATCATTGTTTTTTTCTTTTTATAACTATCAGCCGCATCAACAGTATCTTTGTAAAATCCTGTATATGGTGGTAAATATGCGCCCCTAACAAA